TTAGGGCCTTGGGCTATTGGGGTGCCGCACTGTTGGGCGGCCTAACTGTTAGGTACCCTAAGCATTAGGGGGGCTAATGGTTGGGGAGCCTAATGCTTAGGGTACCCCACCCCCGTACTTTTGGCGACGCAGTTATTATTACATGCCCCGCTCACAAATTTTTTGCAGTTTCCAACCCACAGCATCAACCAACAGGGTGATACAGCCACAACGCCCACAAGCCTAATTTGCCAAACAAGACAACGAGCGTTAACTTACACACTCGATGAACCTGACCCGCGACGACCTGCTGAAATTACCGCCCCAACAATTGCGCTACCTGATCTGGCGCAAGAAGTGGCTAAACACGGCGCGTGAAAAGCAACTGCCGCCCGCTACAACGTGGACGGAACTCGGCGTCCTGGCCGGACGTGGCTTCGGCAAGACGCTCATGGGCGCGCAGTGGATCGCCAACAAGGCGTACAGCGACCCCCGCAAACTGGCGCGCGGCGTGATTGCGCCGACGCTGAACGACGTAAGGCACACCTGCTTCGAGGGACCGGCGGGCATACTCACCGTCGTGCCGCCGGAGCTGGTCTACGACTACAACAAGACCAATTTGATCATTACGCTGGTCGATCAGACCGACCCGAGCAAGCCCGGAGCCATAATTCGCGGGTTTTCGGCGGAGGAACCCGAGCGCCTGCGCGGTCCACAGTTCGCGGACCTGTGGTGTGACGAGTTGGCGGCGTGGACACGCGACGAGGACACCTGGGATATGGCCATGATGGGCCTGCGTCTTGGCGAAAAGCCGCAAGTCATGCGGACGACGACGCCCAAACCCCGTGATTTGGTGCGCAAACTAACCGCAACCAAGGACGAGAGGCTAATCGTCAAGGGTTCGACCTACGACAACCGCGCAAACCTGCCAAAATCCTTCTTCGACCAGCTAAAACAGTACGAGGGCACGCAGTTAGGCCGCCAGGAACTTGAAGGCGAGCTGATTGACAGCGAGGAGGGCGGCATAATCGCGCGATCTTGGCTGAAATTGTGGCCCGCGAAGCAGCATCTACCGGCGTTTGACTGGATTATCATGTCGCTGGACACGGCGTTCACGGAAAGGACGCTCGATAAGCGCTCTCACACGGCGGATCAGACCGCCTGCACGGTCTGGGGCGTATTTTGGCACGAGGATAAGCGGGCGGTTCTGTTGCTGGACTGCTGGGCCGAGCAATATGGGCTTCCCGACCTAATGGCGCGGGTCAAAAAGGAAATGAAGGTCGCTTACGGCGACGACGAGGACCGTGCGCTGATCAAACCGCTAATTGGGCCGTCTAAAATGGCGATCAGCGGTAGGAAACCGGATATTTTGCTGATCGAGGACAAGGGGTCTGGCATTTCGCTGCGCCAGATGCTGGATCGTGAGGGCATCACCTCGTACCCGTACAATCCAGGGCGCGCGGACAAGCTGACGCGGCTGCATATGGTGTCGCATATTTTTGCACAGAACAAAGTCTGGGTGCCAGAAAGCGAGAATTACAAGGGCCGACCCAAAACTTGGGTCGAGCCAATGCTGGCGCAATTGTGCTCGTTTACGGGCTCCGGGTCGATCAAGCACGACGACTACGTGGACAGTTGCACCCAAGCAATTCGGCTCTGCATGGACAAGAACCTATTGACGGGAGTAAAACCGTCTAAACGCTATGAGGAGGAGGTTGACTACAAGCCTCCTGTGGTCAACCCGTATGCCGCCTAAAGGGACGTGAGCCATGGACGATGAAATGCCCGAAGGCGAGACCGTCGAACTAGACATGGGCGACGAAGCCGATGTCGAGGACACCGAGGACGGCGGCGCTATCGTAACGCTGGACGAGGACGAACAACCCAAGAAAGGCGACAGCGACTTCTACGCCAACCTCGCAGAGGACATGGGTGACAGCGAGCTGAAGGACATTGCCTCGTCGTTCCTAGAGCTGTTGGCTCGGGACAAGGAGGCGCGCAAGAAGCGCGACGAGCAGTACGAGGAAGGCATCCGCCGCACCGGCCTGGGGGACGACGCTCCGGGTGGAGCGCAGTTCCAGGGCGCGTCTCGCGTCGTGCACCCCATGCTAACGGAAGTCTGCGTGGACTTCAGCAGCAGAGCCATTAAGGAACTGTTCCCCGCCAACGGGCCTGTCAAGGACAAGATCGTCGGCAAGCTGACGAAGGACCGCGTCGAGAAGGCCCGCCGCAAGACGGACTTTATGAACTGGCAGTTGACCACCCAGTCGCAGAACTTTCGGTCGGAGCTGGAGCAGCTCCTGACCCAAGTGCCGCTGGGCGGCGCGCAGTACATGAAACTGGGCTGGGACGAAAACCGCAACCGACCCAACTTCCTGTTCGTCGCCATTGACGACATCTACCTGCCGTATGCGGCCTCGAACTTCTACTCCGCGCAACGCAAGACCCACGTCCAGTATCTGACGACGGTGGACTACGCCGAGCGGGTTAAGAGCGGCATGTACCGCGACGTGGACCTAACCGCGTCGGGTGAAGCGCCGGTAGGCTCCGAGGCCGAGCAGGCCAACAACAAGATCGAGGGCCGCGAAGACACGTCCTACAACGAGGACGGCCTGCGTACCGTCTTCGAGATTTACGCCGTAACCGACATCGAGGACGACGTGGGGCTAGCGCCCTACATCATCACCGTGGACAAGTCGTCGTCGCAGGTGTTGAGCATATACCGCAACTGGGACGAGGACGACGAGAGCCTCGAAGAGCAGCAGTGGATTGTCGAGTTCCCGTTCGTGCCTTGGCGCGGCGCGTACCCGATTGGCATTACGCACATGATTGGCGGCCTGTCTGCCGCCGCGACCGGGGCGCTGCGGGCGCTCATGGACAGCGCGCATATTTCCAATTCGCAGACCATGCTGAAGCTAAAAGGCGGGTCGCGCGGGGGGCAATCGCTCAATATCCAGCCGACGCAGGTTGAGGAGATTGAGGGCGGGCTGAACGTCGATGACGTGCGCAAGATCGCCATGCCTCTCCCGTTCAACCCGCCGTCGGCGGTGTTGTTCCAGCTCCTTGGCTTCTTAGTTGATGCGGGCAAGGGCGTCGTCCGCACAACCATGGACGAGGTGTCTGACAGCAACCAGAACGTCCCCGTCGGCACGACCCTAGCCAAGATCGAGCAAGGCATGGTGGTGTTCTCCGCCATCCACGGACGCCTGCACGACGCCATGGGGCGGATGCTGCGCATTCTGCATCGCCTCAACGGCATGTACCTCGATGACGACATGGAGGAGGCCGAGATCGGCGAGGAGATCGCCAAGCGGTCAGACTTCACCGGCCCGATGGACGTGGTGCCGGTATCAGACCCAAACATCTTCAGTGAGGCGCAACGCTTTGCCCAAGTGCAGGCGGTGGCGCAGCGCTCGCAAATGTTCCCGCAACTCTACGACCTACGCAAGGTCGAGGAGCGCATCCTTGACACGCTGAAAATACCAGACGCGGCGGCCTTGTTGGCACCAAAGATGACGCCCACGGAAGAGAACGCCGTGGCCGAGAACGTCAAGGCGACGCTTGGGCGTCCCGTGGTGGCGTTCCCGGATCAGGACCACATTGCGCACCTCAAGACGCACTTGGCCTACATGATGTCCCCCGCGCTGGGCATGAGCAAGCTGATCGCGCCCGCCTACCTGCCCCTGATACTGAACCACATCAAGGAGCACATCGCCTTCTGGTACGCCGAGGAGGTCTACAAGGTGGCCGACGCCGACGCGAGCTTCGATGTCGAGAAGGCCATGCACGACATGAAGGACAAAGAGACCAAGCAGGCGTTTGACCAAATGCTGGCTGAAGCCTCTTTGAACGTGGCGCTCAAAGCCCAGGAGGCGTTCGCGTCCCTGCCGCCCGTCATCGAGCAGGCCATTGCCGCCATCCAGTCGATCCAGCCGCCCGTGCCGCCAGACCCAGCCACGCAGGCCGCCATGGCCGACATCCAGATGCGCGGACAGGTCGAGCAGGCCAAGGCGCAACTTGAAGGCCAGAAGCTGCAACTTGCCGCGCAGCAGGAGCAAAGCAAGATGGCTCTGGAGCAGGCCAAGCTGCAAGGCGCGCAGCAGGAGCAGGCGGCTCGCCTGCAACTTGAGCAGGCCAAACTGCAAAGCGACATGCAGATTGAGCAGATGCGCGAGCAAAACAGCGACACGGCCAAGGCCGCTGAAATCCAAGCCAAGATCGCCATGAACAACGCCGACAATCAAACGGCGAAGGAATTGGCGGAAATGGAAATCGCCAATCAGACGAACGTGGCGAGCAACCTAAACCCCAACCCCGGTCCATAAGGAGTTACCAATGGCTAACGATACCAAGGGCAAGGCCGTTCCGGCTGACGCCATGCCAATGCACAAGCGGCTGGCCATGGGCCAACCCGTCGAAACCGGCGCAGGCAAGGGCGCAACAGGTGGCAAGTCGTCACCGAAGACACCTGCATGAGGATAGACATGGTTCTGAGGCGGCTGGAGGAAGAGCAAACTCAGTTTGCTAAAGAGGCGCTTCTACAACCCCAAGGCCACGAGGCGTTCGACTACGGGCGCAGCGTGGGCGTGTACGCGGGCTTGGAGCTGGCGAAGGACATCCTCATTAAGATCGTCGCCGACCAAGACCGCAAGGATTACGATTTATGAGGAAGCACATATGGATGACTTTGCGAACAATGTAACTTTTGACTACGGCAGCTTGGACGAGGCGTTCCCCCCGTGTGAGCCGGGTGTATCGCCTTTTGGCTCACGCATCCTAGTCCAATTGAAGACGGCTAAGGCCAAGACGGCGGGCGGCATCATCCTCACGGACGACGTGCGTCAGACCGAGAAGTACAACACCCAGGTTGCCAAGGTGGTGGCGGTAGGCTCGCTGGCCTTCAAGAACCGCAACACCATGACGACGTGGCCGGAAGGCTCCTGGGCAGCAGTGGGCGACTTTGTGCGCGTGCCGAAGTACGGCGGGGACCGCTGGTCTGTTCCGACAGGGGCAACGATTGGCGAGGAAGCTACCTTCGTAATTTTCAACGATCTCGACCTAGTGGGCAAGGTGACCGGCGATCCGCTGGCCATCAAAGCCTTCCTATAAGGCTGAAAGGAGCCGGTCATGGCAGAAGACCTAATTGAAGAAGACGACGACGAGGAGTTGATCCCCGTCGATACGCCGCCCGAAGAGAACCCCGAACCCGAGGATGACGACGAGGACGAGGAAGACGAGCGCCTAGCCGACGACGCCGACGAAGACCCGGAGGGCGACACTGCGGTAAACACCAACCGCAACAAGCGCCTCAAGCGTCGCCAAGTTCAGAAGCTCGCCAAGGAGAACGCGCAGCGCGAGCTGCGTATGCTCCGTGAGCAGAACGACGTGTTGTCGCGCCGCCTGTCGGCGGTCGAGGGCAACGCCCTTAGCCACAACGAGATGGCCCTAGATGGCCGCCTCAACGAGGCACGCAACGAGGTCCGTCAGGCTGAGGCAATTATCGCCAGAGCCGTCGAGGCGGGCAACGGCGACGACGTGGCGACGGCTATGCGCCTGCGCGACGAGGCTAAGACCCGCGAAGCCCAGCTTCAGGTTGTCCAGCATCAACTCTCTCAAGCTAAGAACCAGCCCGCCGCGCCCGATCCGCGCGTGTCGTCGCTGGCGCAAGAGTGGATGGGCGCAAACCCCTGGTACGACCCCAAGGGCAGCAACGAGGACAGCGCCATCACCAACGCCATCGACACCCGTCTGGTGGCCGAGGGCTACAACCCTGCCAGCGTTGAGTACTGGCAGGAACTGACCAACCGCCTTCGCAATCGGGTTGCCCCTGCGGCCCGTACCCGCAAGGCTCCCGAGGGCGACGGCACCCCCAGAAAGAAGGCCCCGCCTATGGGCAACACCCGCGAACACGTACCTCAAAGCACTAAAAAAGAGGTCTACGTGACACCCGACAGAAAACAGGCTATGATCGAAGCTGGCTACTGGGATGATCCCGTAAAACGGAACCAGATGCTGAAGGCGTATCAAGCCCACGACCGTAACTCGGCACGCTAAAAGGAGTGAGCCAGATGGAAGTAGACGAACGCCTCAAAAAGGAACTGGGTGCCAGTCGGCGCTCTCGTGCCATGGATGACCGTAGTGTCACCGAACAGCGCGAGGTCAGCGATGACGACAGGCTTAGGATGTTCCAACAAAGACTTTTCAACGACGCACTACCCGATCTACCCGACATCCCAGGCTGGCATATTTGCTGGCTGACTACGACCAACCCCCGCGACCCTATCCACCGTCGCATTCAACTTGGCTACGAGCCCGTTAAACCTGATGAGGTTTACGGGATGGAGTACGCCACGATGAAGACCGGCGAGTGGGCAGGACACATTGCGGTAAACGAGATGCTCGCGTTTAAGCTGCCCATGTCTCTCTATGAGAAGTACATGCAGGAAGCTCACCACGACGCTCCGGCCCGTGAAGAGGGACACCTTGCTGACCAAACGGAAGGCTTGCGCGAGCAAGTCATGCGTGATGGAGGCAGGCTGATCGAAGGGGATGGTATGTCGGACCTGCGTCGTGACGCGCCTGCGCGAGGAGTTTTCTCCTAGCGCGTTCCCATTAACCCCTCACGAATGAGGTAGGTCATGTCCACGACTTCCGCTCCGTTCGGGTTGGCCGTTGATTATCATCCTAGTGGGGTCACACGCCCCACTATGTACTCGATCCTCACGGGCTACGCCTCGAACATCCTTCAAAATCAACCGGTCAAGATCATTCCATCGTCCACGGGCGTTGGTACGGTTGCGGCTGCCGCCATTGGCGACAGCTTCATTGGCACCTTCCAAGGCTGCGAATGGACCGACAGTGACGGTCGCCGTCGCGTGTCCAATAAGTGGACCGCTTCGACTGCTGGCACTGACATCAATGCGTATGTCACACTCGACCCGACCATCGTCTATCAAATCCAGGCCAACGCTACCCTGGACGTGTCGAGCATCGGCAAGCAGTACGACTACACCTCGATCTCCGCCGGTAATGTCACGGTTGGCATCAGCCAACTGATGCTCGATGTTGCTTCCAATGCCACCAACGCGCAACTCCGTGTCATCGGGCTCACGCCCGGCCCGGACAACGCTTGGGGCGACGCTTTCCCGATTGTTCAGGTGCAGGTTTCTCAGCACCAGTTCGTCGCGGAAGTGGCTCAACTGTCTTAAGGGAGGACTGAACCATGGCTTCTCCTATGCGTTCAACGGACTTTAGGTCCATTGTCGAGCCGATCCTGAACGAAGAGTTCAACGGCATCTACACCCAGCGCGCCGACGAGTGGTCGCAGGTTTTCAAGGAGTTCACGGGTATTCCCCGTAACTACCACGAAGAGCCTGTGCTGTTCGGCTTCGGTGCCGCCCCCGAGCTGCCCGATGGTATGCCCGTCACCTACAACTCAGGTGGCGTGCTGTTCATCCAGCGTTACGTCTACCGCGTCTACGGTCTGGCTTTCGCCCTGACCAAGGTGCTGGTGGAAGACGGCGATCACATCCGCATCGGTCAGACCTATGCGCGACACCTCGCCCAGTCGCTGGTTGAAACCAAGGAAACCCTCGGTGCGAACGTGCTTAACCGCTCGTTCAACGCTGCCTATCCGGGCGGCGACGGCGTCGAACTGGTTGCCACCAACCACCCGGTCGTCAACGGTACTCAGTCGAACAAGCTGACCACCGCTGCCAACCTTTCGCAGACCTCCCTGGAACAAATGCTTGTTCAAATCCGCAACGCTGCGGACAACAACAACAAGCGTATCCGCCTGACCCCGAAAAAGCTCGTTCTGGGTCCGTCGAACGTGTTCCAAGGCGAAGTCCTTCTGAAGTCCGTCCTGCGGGCTGGCACGGCAAATAACGATATTAACCCAGTAAAATCAATGGGTTTGCTCGATCAAGGCCAAGCCAACCTGTCGCGTATCACCTCGACCACCGCTTGGTGGGTAGAGACCGACGCGCCGGAAGGTCTGAAGCTGGCCAAGCGTCGTGGGCTCGAAAAGTCCATGGAAGGCGACTTCGAAACCGACAGCATGCGTTACAAGGCCACCGAGCGTTATGCGTTCGGCTGGACCGATTGGCGCGGTGCTTACGGCACACCGGGTATTTAAACGGGAACCGGGCCGGGGGTTTAGGCTCCCGGCTCATTTTTAGGAGGCCCCAATGGGCAACATCTCGAACACTAGGTTCCCGTTCGGGCTTACCAACGTCAACGACGTAAATCTCTTCGCTGACATGGTTCAACCGGACCCGACCCTCTTCCACCAGTACTTTAACGACTTCGACACCTATGTCGCTGGCGATTGGACAGTCACTGAAACCGACGCAGCGGCTACTCAAGCCCTGACTGCCGGTGACGGCGGCCTGCTTCTC